GGCCTTACAACCCCATCACAGCCCGCGTGAACGTGCGGTGCGTGTACTACATGGCTACCCGGCGCAAGGTTGACCTTGCAAACCTGATCGAGGCCACCTGCGACATACTGGTAAAAGCCGGTGTGCTGGCAGACGACAACAGCCGCATCGTTGCCGCCCACGATGGCAGCCGGGTGGACTACGACAAGCAAAAACCCAGAGTGGAGATCTGGATTGAGGAAATGGAGGAATAATATGGACTTGCCAAACAAAAAGTACTCCGTCATATACGCAGATCCACCGTGGAACTATCTGCAAAAAGGAGCGGCTGGTAAAAAACAAGGGTACGCAGCCCAGCATTACAAAACTATGACCACCGATGATATTTGCGCTCTGCCTGTCCAACAGCTTGCGAGGGGCGGATGCCTATTATTCATGTGGGCAACGTTTCCTACACTCCCGGATGCACTTCGAGTTATGGATGCTTGGGGGGTTCACTTACAAAACCGCTGCTTTTGTTTGGGTGAAAAAATACAAATGCGGAAAAAACTTTGTTGGGATGGGTGCGTACACACGTGCAAACGCAGAAATTTGCCTGTTGGGTGTGTCGCATGACTTTTGCGCAAAAAAGCAGATAAAAAGCCACTCCGTGCGGCAGGTTATTGAGGAGCCTATCCAAGCGCACAGCGTAAAACCAGAAGAAGCAAGGCGGCGCATTGTTGATTTGCTGGGGGATGTGCCGCGCATTGAACTTTTTGCCCGTCAACGTGCGCCCGGCTGGGACGCATGGGGAAATGAAATAGAAATGGAGGATAAAAACAATGACCCGCACATGGACACCTGAAAGCGAACAGCCAAAGCCGCGCACCGGCGTGGACTACCACACGGTCAAGGCGTGGTTCCAGCAGTGCCGGGATATGGCTGCGGCGGTTGAAGCCCAAAAACAGAAGATCCAGCGCATCCGGGAAGTTGCCGAAAAGACCACCCCAAGCCTGAACGGGATGCCCGGCGGCTGTGGTGCCGGTGACAAGGTCGGGCTTGCTGCAGCAGATATCACGGACGAGCAGCGCCGTCTGCAGCAGATGGAAACAGACCTGTGCCTGCTGCGCATTGAAGCCACCCGGCGGGCGTACTGTATCACGGCAAGCAAATCCAGCAAAAAACAGGCTGACTGCCTGTGCATGTACTACGTCAAGAACAAAAAGCAGCGCGAGGTCTGCGAGGAGCTGGGGCTTTCGGAAGAAAACCAGGTCTCCATCTACATCAAGTGGGGCAGCATCTATCTGGCAGAGATTTGGGACAGCTTCGGCAATGTTGCACAAACCGCACAAAACCCGCCCTGATTTTTTGCAATGCACCTTCATACTGCAAATATCCAAATGACACAGGCATTGTGCTAAAATTGGTATAAGCGGAATCGCCGAAAGCGATAAGACGCTTGCCACGCAGTCTCCGAAACGAATCCCCCCGAAATGCTTCCTCCCAAGGCTTGACTGGCATTTTTCTTCCTCTCGTTTCGCGGGCTGCTTCTATGCCGTTATAGCTCAATTGGCAGAGCGCCGCCCATTTAAGGCGGGACAACGTTGGTGACACATCACGGACATCACTGCGCACTTAACCAATGCGCATATACAGACTTGATGGTGCCGGTTCGAATCCGGTTAACGGCTCCGACACGCTGCTCTCCCGAAGCAGCGACCACCTGACGCATGGGCTGACATCCCGCTTGTGGCTACGTGTAGAGCGGCAGGGTATCCTTACCTGTCCTCACAACCTCCGCACGCACCGGAGGCCACATAATCCGTACACCGGTTTCCATAATTCCCCCGGCAGGATGTGCGTCAACAGAACCAGCATGGAAACGTGCTGGTTTTTATTTTGTTATATGCCGCCTGAGCGCAGTTTGGAGCGCGGCGCGTGTGTGTAGGCACGGCTGGTTCGATTCCAAGGGCGGCTAGCGTGATTTTAGAGTGTCCACAGTGGACACTTTTGGAGAGGAGGCATACAAATGTTTGAGCGCTTGAAAGAACTGATTTGCGACATGGCAAAGTTTTTGACGCGTCTCGGCGCTGGCCTTATCCTCTCGTCCTTACCGATCAGCAACAAAGAAAGCCACTTTGTGCGCTATGCGCGGCGTTTCGGTTTCCGTGCAGACCACACAAAACGCGAGCCTCGGGCAGAGATCGGAGGCCGTGGCTGTATCCAAGGAGCGCGGCCTGTTATCCGCGCAGATTAGCAAAAGCTGCTGATCCAATTTATTCCGAAAATATTTTTACCCGCCTGTTATGAATGATGTGCACCGTGCATTGCAGGCGGGCATTCTTTTACGCTGCGTTAGCTCAACCGGCAGAGCATCCGGCTCATAACCGGGGAGTTGCAGGTTCGATTCCTGCACGCGGCATGATATGTTCCCGTAGTTCAAGTGATGGAACAGCGGTCTCCAAAACCGCAGGCTGCAGGTTTGAGCCCTGCCGGGAATGCCATTTGCGTACCCTGTGAGGGGGCTGCGCAGATAGCGGGGCATCTGGCCGCGAAAGTTCCAGATGCAGCGGCGCTCCACCGTTTGCGTTGTCCAAAAACTGAATGTACGGAGCGCTGCTTATTTTGATATTCTGACCGTTCGGATTTCCGGGCGGTTTTTCTTTTGCGAGGAAGGAGGAACCCGCCGTGAGATATGGTGTGCCGTATCGTGGCAGCAAGAACAAAATCGCACAGTGGGTTGTCTCTAATCTTCCCGCTGGTGACACGCTAATTGACCTGTTTGCTGGCGGTTGCGCAGTCACACATGCCACATTGCTGTCTGGCAAATGGAATCGCATTGTTGCAAATGACATCGGTGATGCGCCGCAGCTGTTCATGGATGCTGTTCACGGAAAGTATGCAAACGAAAAGCGTTGGATTAGCCATGAAGATTTTCATAGGCTGAAGGATTCTGACCCTTACGTTTCGCTCTGTTGGAGCTTCGGCAACAACCGCAGGGATTATCTCTATTCAAAAGAGATTGAACCGTGGAAAAAGGCTTTGCATTATGCAAGAGTGTTTGGCGATACGTCCCTTTTGCGAGAGTTTGGAATCAATTCGGACGGTAGCTCAAAAGACATCAAGCCGAACAACGAGGAATACAAAAGGATTTATTCGCGGTGGCTTGGACATCAAGTGAAACATAAAAGGCTTTATGATTTAGACCACCTTGCAAGGTTACAAAATCTTGAACGCCTACAAAATCTTGAACGCCTACAAAATCTTGAAGGTCTGCAAAGGGATTACAGGGACGTACAAATTCCGTCAAATGCAGTTGTGTACGCAGACCCCCCCTATAAACGAACGAACTGCACGGGGTATAAATGCAATTTTGACCATGAATCGTTTGAAAAGTGGCTTGCCAAAACTCCGTTTATGGTTGTTATCAGCGAGTATGAAGCGCCAAGTGGGTGCGTAGAGGTTGCAAGCATAAAGAAGCAATCCACTATGGGTACTGGCAATAAAGGCGGGTCTGATATTGAAAAGCTGTTTGTGCAAGAACGGTTTGTTGAACAGTACGAAAATTCATTTAACGTGAGAGGTGGTGGCGGTGAGTGCGAAGCGGCTGACAGACAGACAGAAAAAGAAGATCGTTGCTGACTATGTGCAGCTGCAGAGCTATGCCAGAACCGCGAAGCTGAACGACGTAGCAGAAAGCACCGTGCGAAAAATCGTGAAAGATAATCCCAAATGCGCGGATTTGTGCGCCTTAAAAAAAGAGCAGAACACGCAAGACATGCTTTCCTACTTAGGCAGCAAGCGCGAGGAAGCACAGAATCTTCTCGGGCTGTACCTTCAGGCGATGGCAGACCCGGACAAGATCGCAGAAGCAACGCTGCCGCAGCTGTCCACGGCGTTTGGAACCATCGTGGACAAGTTTGCTATGCTGGGAGACCAGAGCGGCATAGAAGCCCCGGACGATGGCCTGCTTGAGGCTCTGAGCGTTGCCGCAGACATCAGCCCGCCGGATGACGTGGAGATGCTGCCGGAGGAAGAGGGCGACAATGCGGAAAAGTAACGGTTTTCGCTGGAAAGCCCTCAGCCAGCGGCAAAAGCAGGTCTTGAGCTGGTGGACACCGCAGAGCGCATACAGCGGTTACAACGGCATTATTGCCGATGGTGCTATCCGCTCGGGCAAGACCTTTGCCATGAGCTTTTCTTTTGTCCATTGGGCTATGACCTGCTACAGCGGTCAGCAGTTCGCCATGTGCGGAAAGACCATTGCCAGCTTCCGGCGCAACGTGCTGGGCACGCTCAAGCAACAGCTTGCAGCCCGGGGTTACAGCGTCAAAGAGCATCGGGCAGAAAACTGCATGACCGTCAGCAAGGGCGGCAGAACCAACGAGTTTTACTTTTTCGGCGGCAAGGACGAAAGCAGCCAAGACCTGATCCAGGGCATCACCCTTGCCGGGGCATTCTTCGACGAGGTGGCCCTGATGCCGCAAAGCTTCGTCAATCAGGCCACAGCCCGTTGCTCTGTCACCGGGTCAAAGTTCTGGTTCAACTGCAACCCGGGTAGCCCGCAGCATTGGTTTTATCTTGAGTGGGTGCGAAAATGCCGTTCCCGCAAGATGATGTATCTCCATTTCACGATGGACGACAACCTGTCACTTTCCGAGGACATCAAGGCCAGATACCGCAGCCAGTACAGCGGCGTTTTCTATCAGCGCTACATTCTGGGACTGTGGACGGTGGCTGAGGGCCTTGTATATGACATGTTCGACCGCAAGAAGCACGTCATTGACGTGCTTCCGGAGCTTTCGCCAAAGAGCGCCTATGTTGCGTGCGACTTTGGCACCCAGAACGCAACGGTTTTTTTGCTGTTCCAGAAGCAGGCAGATGAAGACTGCTGGATCGGAACGCGGGAGTACTACTACAGTGGACGCGAACAGAAGCGGCAAAAGACCGTTGGCGAGTACGTCACAGACCTCAAGGCGTGGCTGAACGGGATCAAGCCGGAAAGGGTCATCGTTGACCCCTCTGCCCTGCCCCTGATTACAGAGCTGCGCAAGAACGGCTTTACCCAGACCCCCGCAAATAACGACGTCCTGAGCGGCATTCTGGATGTGCAGACCATGCTGCAAACCGGTCGGCTGAAGATCTACAAAGACTGCAAGCACACGCTGGAAGAGTTCGGCGTGTACGCTTGGGATCCAGACAAAGACGACACCGTGCTAAAGGTAAACGACCACTGCATGGACGCTATCCGCTATTTCGTGCGCACAAAGCGCCTTGTAAAACTGAGGAATTGATTTTGAGCACTGTATATACATTCCAGACCTTTCAGCAGGCGCAAGCCGCCGGGGAACAGCCTGATTTCATCCGGCGGTTCGTGCAGCAGCACTGCGCTTCCGGGCCGTACAAGATGGCGCTGGATGCCGACCTGTACGATGCCCAGAAAAACCCGGGAGCTGAACGCTTCGCACAGACTTACGCTTTGATGCTGAAACGCCTGTCCAAAAACACCAAGCCGGACACCCCACACCCCGATATGGTCAAGAGTAATCTTTTCCGGCGCCTCAACAAGCAGCGGGCGACCTACTCCCTCGGCAACGGCGTGGTCTTTGCGGACGATGGCGTGGACAAGGAAAGTCTGGGACAGAGCTTCGATGAGCAGATCCAGAAGGCCGGATATTTCGCCCTGATCCACGGCGAGAGCTTCGGATTCTGGAACAACGACCATCTGGTGGTTTTCAAGCTGACCGAGTTTGCGCCCCTGTACGATGAAAAAACAGGCCTTTTGCAGGCAGGCGTGCGCTTCTGGCGGCTGAACCCGGACACGGATATGCACTACATCCTGTACGAGTTGGACGGCTTTACCGAGTACACGGAAAGCAAAATCGGCAATGTGATGCAGGAGACAACGCCGAAGCAGGCATACAAGAGCGTAATCATCACCACACCCGGCGGCGGGCTGGAAAGCGTAGAGGGCGAAAACTACAGCGCTCTTCCCATTGTGCCGCTGTGGGGCTCAGACCTGCACCAGAGCACCCTTGTTGGGCTGAAAGCCTACATTGACAACACCGATCTGGTGATGTCCGGCTTCTGCAATGACCTGCAGGACTGCGCGCAGATTTACTGGCTGTGCGAGAACTTCAACGGAATGACCGATGATGAACTCGTGGAGTACCTCACCAAGCTGAATCTGTACCACATTGCAGGCGCAGACACCAGCGAGGGCGGCAAGATCACCCCATACACCACCGAGATTCCTGTGAATGCCCGGCAGACTCTTTTGGAGCTGCTACACACCCGGGTGTATGAGGACTTCGGCGGTCTGGATGTGCACTGTGTCAGCGCGGACAGCACCAACGACCATCTGGATGCAGCCTATGAACCGCTGAACCAGAACGCAGACGACTTCGAGGCGCAGGTCAAGCCGTTCATCCGGCAGATCTGCGCACTGGCTGGCTTTGACAACGCTATGCCGACATTCAACCGCAGCAAGATCACCAACACAGCTGAGCAGGTCGCAACGGTGATTTCTGAGGCGCCGATCATCGGGCAGGACATGGCAATAGAACTGCTGCCCAACCTGACCCCGGAGCAAAAGGAACAGGCCAAGGCCGCGCTGATGGCAGAGAGCGCAACGCGGGAGACCACAGACGAGGACGAGGAGGACAACGACAATGGCTGAAAACATCATCGGCAAGTTTGTCATTGAACTGGACGAAAACGACCGGAAGCTTTTGGAACGGTTTGCAAATGCAGTTGAACTGATGCAGCCGACCACGATAGATTGGAATATGCCAAAAGTCCGGGCGGTCGGAGTTGACGAACTCGGAAACATCAAATGGGAGCCAGCAGGGAAAAACGATGACCGACCTTGACCGCATTTCAACCCGGCAGCTGAACAGGCTGCGCCGCCGAATTTTGCGGGTATACGGCACCGCCCGGCGGGAAATGACCGAGCAGCTGACCGAGTTTCTGGAGCATTACCAGAAGATGGACGCCTACAAGCGGCAGCAACTGGAAGCTGGGAAGATCACCGAGAGCGATTACCGCACATGGCTGCGCAATCAGGTGTTTCAGTCCGAGATGATACACCAGAAGCTGGACAACATCACCCAGACGTGCACCACAGCCCAGCAGACGGCGTACAAGCTGGCGCGAGATGAACAGTACGATATCTTTGCCCTTGGCGCAAACTGGGCGTTCTACGAGCTGGAACAGGCCGCTGGCGTGGCGTTCAACCTGACCCTGTACAACACCGAAGCGGTCAAGCGGCTGCTGCTGGAGAATCCCAAGCTGGTGCCCAACAAGCGCATCAAGAGCGAGAGTAACAAGACCTACGACGCCCGGGTGTTCAACCGGTACGTCATGCAGGGCATCGTGCAGGGCAAAAGCGTCCATGACATTGCGGTGCAGGCTGTGCAGGGCATGGCAGACACCGAGGTGCACTGGGCAATGAACAACGCCATCACAGCTCTTACCGGCGCCCAAAACGCCGGGACGATGCAGCAGCTGCGCAATGCTCAAGCCATTGGCATTGAAGTGCAGAAGCGTTGGAACAGCACTTTGGACTACCGCACCCGCGAGATGCACAGGCTGCTGGATCAGGAGACCGCTGACCTAGATGAGCCGTTCAAAGTGCAAGGCTACGAGATACAGTACCCCGGAGACCCCAACGCAGCGCCGGAAATGGTTTACCACTGCCGCTGTAAGGTGACCGGGGCGCTTATAAAGTACCCACGGCAGAACGCCCAGCGGCGGGACAACACGACAAAAGATGTCACATCTGACCTGACCTATACCGAGTGGTACAAGGCCAAAGGCGGCACTGAAAAAGAGCAAATGTGGTGGGCAGAAGAGAGAAAGCGCAAGAAGGAGGCGGCGAAAAAATGAATTTTGTCGAAAATTACGAGAATCTTGCAAAGGCATTTTACAATGCAGGCGGAACCGGCCCGATTGGCCGAAAACTTATTTTGAAAGCAAGAGAAAGAAGGAACGAGGGAGTAAAACATGGAGTTTAAGTACAACATCAAAGTTACCGACAACACCCCGCAGCTGCATGAAGCGCTGGAAGCGTGGGCTGAGCGGGTGCTGACCATCTGGGGCATGAAGGTGCAGGACTATGCACAGCTGCTTGTGCCCACCGGAACGGCAGACAGCACCGGAATAGAGGGCTATGTGGGCGGCGCGCTGAAAGCGTCCCTTACCTACGTTGTATCTGCGGCACAAAAGACCGTGACCATCGGCTCAAACCTGTTTTACAGTGTATATGTGGAGTTGGGCACCGGTATTTTTGCAGAGAAGGGCAACGGACGCAAAACACCGTGGGTCTGGCAAGACTTCAACGGCAAATGGCACTTTACCCGGGGCATGGCTCCCCGCCCATTCCTGCGCCCAGCGGTGGAAGATCATATCAACGAACTGCAAGAGATTGCAGTAGAGGAAGGAAACAAGGATGAATAAGTATGGATAACAACGTTTATACCGCTCGAATTGAATGTAGTTGTACAGTTGAAGATTTCAAAAAATTTCAAGAGTTAGTTCAAGAGATGATGGGGAGAAACAGTTTTCAGGGTGTTGACCTTTCTCCATATTACCAGCAGGAGATAAAAGAACGGATTCTTTTGGTTGAAATGCAGAAAGCAAGAGAACATCTTCAGGCACTTTGCGATAATGCATACGGAAAAGGGAATCGCATTATCATGGTATCGTCCCAAAAGTCAATTTAATACTCAGCGGTTGGCGCACAGCGTCAGCCGTTTTTTTATGCCGTTTTCGCACAACTGGCAGTGCTCCCGGCTCATAACCGGGGAGTTGCAGGTTCGATTCCTGCACGCGGCACCACACCGGCAGAACGTCCGGCAAATTAAACCTTATTGCCAAGCACGGCAGCCCAAGCAAGGGCAGAAAGGACACACACATGGCACTCAAAAGAGCAGATATCCGCAAGATTCTGGAAAACGCCGAAACCTCCAACGATGACAAGGCAAAAGCCATTCTGGACGCCTTGCACGAGGAGACCGATGCCCTCCGGGACGAGCTGGATACCGAGAAAAACGCCCGCGTTGCAGCGGAAAAGGAACGGGACGCAGCCAACAGCGGTAAGCAGACCGCAGAGCAGGCGCTGACCGACTACAAGACCCAGCAGACCGCAAAGGAATCCAGAGCCGCAAAGGAATCCAAGTTCCGGGAGCAGCTTAAGGCCGCAGGCGTGCTGGAAAAGTACTTTGACCGCATCGTGCGCTTGTCTGGCGAGGACATCGACAAGATGGAACTGGACAGCAAGGGCAATGTGAAGAACGCGGACAAGCTGGCTGAGAGCCTGAAAACCGACTGGAGCGATTATGTGGGCAGCACCTCCACCAAGGGCGCACCGGTGGACAACCCGCCCGCAAACACCGGCTCCAAAATGACCAAAGACCAGATTTTTGCAATCAAGGACGCTGGCGAGCGTCAGGCAGCGATTGCAGCAAATGTCGACCTGTTTACAGGCGGCGGGAAGGAATAAGCTATGGCAGCAAAAGAAAATCTGATTACCACCACCGAGATCACCGTCAACCCCCGCGAGATCGACTTCGTGACCCGCTTCCAGCGCAACTGGGATCATCTGCGGGAGATCATGGGCATCATGCGCCCCATCCGTATGCAGCCCGGCACTGTGCTGAAGAGCAAGTACGCACAGGGCACCCTGCAGAGCGGCACCGTGGCCGAGGGCGAGGAGATTCCCTACAGCCAGTACACCGTCAAGGAAAAGAACTACGGCAAGATCACCATCGAGAAGTACGCCAAGGCCGTCACCATCGAGGCTATCCAGAATTACGGCTACGAGGTCGCTGTTCAGAAGACCGACGACGAGTTCCTGTACGACCTGACCGCCAAGGTCACCGACAAGTTCTACAAGTACCTGAACACCGGCAGCCTGAAGGGCACGCCCAAGACCTTTCAGATGGCTCTGGCAATGGCAAAGGGCAGCGTGGAGAACAAGTTCAAGAACATGCACCGCACCGTCACCGGCGTGGTGGGCTTCGTGAACGTCATGGATGTGGCCGAGTATCTGGGCACCGCAAACATCACCATCCAGAATCAGTACGGCTTCCAGTACATCAAGGACTTCATGGGCTACAACACCATTTTCCTGCTGTCCGATGGCGAGATCGCAAAGGGCAAGGTCATTGCCACCCCCGTGGACAACATCGTGATGTACTACGTTGACCCCTCCGACAGCGACTATGCCAAGGCTGGTCTGGTGTACACCACCGCGGGTGAGGCAAGCAACCTGATCGGCTTCCACACCCAGGGTAACTACACCACCGCGGTGTCCGAAAGCTTTGCCATCACCGGCGTGACCCTGTTTGCCGAGTATCTGGACGGCATCTCTGTCCAGACCATTACCCCGGGCGAATCGGTCTGACCTGCAAGGAGGTGACCCCCGCATGACTGTGCCAGAGCTGTGCGTTTACACGCACAATTTTTTTGACCGGTACGACGCACCATTTACAGGTCGGTTCATCATTGGCGTGGACTATATCTGGGATGCGATCAACTTCAACACGGACGTGCTTGCAGAGGACCCAGAAAACATCCTGTCCGGGCTTGCGCCGCACCAGTTCTACAAAATAGAGGGCTCTATCTTCAATGACGGAGTACATCAGGTGGGCGAGCCTCTGACCCCCGAAACCTTCACCGGCACGGTACAGCCTATGCGGGTTCCCAACGTGTTTGTGGAGCTTGCCCAGAAGATCACTGACTACGATGCAGCCACGCCCGGCGGTGGGCGCTATGTTTCCCAGTCCTTCAACGGATGGAGCGGCACCATGGCTACCGGCACGGACGGCTTGCCCGCAGACGGCTGCACCCGCTACCGCCGGGAGATCAACCAATGGAGGAAACTGTAATGCCTGTAAACGATTTCACCAAATTCACCGTGATGGAGAATTTTACCAAAAAGTTCTGCTTCATGGAAAAAAAGCTGGTTTCGGATGGGCTTTTTGGCTCTACCACCACATGGGAGGACGGCATGGAGTTCCTTGCCATCGAGCGCCACGACCAGACCATAGAAGCGCAACAGGCAGAGCAGCAGGGCACGGCATCCACCTACTCCCTCTATGTGGATAAGGGCATCAAGCTGTCCCCCTTCGACCGCATCAAACGGCTGGACGATGGGCAGACCTACGAGGTGACCACCGCAAGCAGCGACAAGATTTCCCCCGCCGAAAGCGGGATGAATCTTGCCGTTGTGCAGTGCAAAAAGGTGGTGCTTTCCTGATGGGCGCAGCAGAAGCCGTTACCACGGCGCTGAACAGCTTTTTTACGCTGTTCGATGTTCCTGTATACCCAGAGGATTCCGTGCCGCCTGGCTCTTCCCTGCCCTATATCACGGTGCTGCCGGTCATTCCTAAGGGGTTTGACGAGAGCAGCACCTTCCATGCGCGGCTGTGGTATCCGGTGGACGGCGGCAAGCTGCCCATCATCCGCAAAACAGACGAGATGCGCGCTGCCCTTGGCGATGGGCTTACCATCGAGTGCGAGGGCGGCGCAATTCTTTTATGCGCAGGCAATCCGTGGGCGCAGTCTATGGATAACCCGCCGGAAAAATACCTGTGCACATACCTTGCTTTTGACGTCACATCCTTTGTGGTGTGAGAAAGGATAACGCATGAACAAAATGTATCACGCCATTTCGCCGGATGCTTTCAAAAAGCTTCAGTTTCAGGCCGGCGCATTGCTCAAGAAGTTTGACCTGGCGGGCACTACCCCCATTGCAGCAGAGGATATGGTTTGTCTGACCTCCGGCGGCATCTCCATCACCTGCAAGCCCAATACCGTGGACTTGGGTGAGGATCTGGACGAGGTGCCCGAGAACACCTACCAGCTGAAGCATATTACCAGTTGGGACTGCGGTCTGTCTACCACCTGCATGACCGTGAGCGCCGACACCATCAAGCTGGAACTGGGCGCTGCAGACGTGGAAACCAACAAGATCACCGTGCGCGAGGACTACACGGAAACAGACTTCCAGGATATCTGGTGGCACGGCAATCTGATCGGCGGCGGCTATGCTGCGGTCAAGCTGATGAAAGCCGCAAGCGATGGCGGTCTGGAACTGAAAACCAACAAAGACGGCAAAGGCAACCTCAATCTGAGCCTGAAGGGGCATTATGACATGAAAGACACCGGCAAGGTGCCTATGGAGTTCTACGTCAAGGAGGCAGAGTAATGATTCTTACCATCAATCTTGACCCCGTGGAAGCCCTGCCCAAGCTGTATGACGCGGTGGACGGCATCACCCGCATGATCATGGACGCAAAGGACAACGTGGACAACCCGGAGACCAAAGCCGCCCGGGAGACCATCGTTGCCAACGCCATGAAGCTGCTGGGTGCAGAGCCTGCCGAAACCGCAGAGGGCAAGAAAAAGCTGACCCCGCGCGAGTTTGCGCTGGCTGCGCTGGACTTTATCAAGCCCCTGATGAAGCTTGACCCGCAGCGCACCATGAACGCCCTGCACCAGTTGTACACGCTGGAAAAGGGCGAGAAGGACACCCTGCCCAAGGCGTTTACCGCGCTTACCAAGTCCGTGATGCAGGAGGATGTGCAGGATTTTTTGTCATCGCTGGCCGCCTTGAACGGCCTGAGTTTTGGCACTACCTCTGCCGCGCCGACCTCCAGCATCTCCGCGCCTACGGAATAAAGTATTTCGTCTGGTTCGTCATCAGCGAGATGCGCGAACGCCACCGCACAAAGGCATACCAGCTGTATACGGCTGATATGCTTTTTCTTTGTGCCGTATCGCTGGGGCAGCAGGTGGAGCAGTCCTTCAGCGAGATCATGGCAGAGTACGATAAGCCGCTATCTGCGCGCCGACACGAGACCACGCTGGAAGAAGCGCAGGCGTGTTGGGAAAAGACGCTTGCAGACAGTAAAAAAGCCGCAGAGCAGAACGGAGGTGGTGAGACCTGAACATTTTTAATTTGATGGCCACTTTGGGGCTTGATACCTCCGAGTATGAGCAGAGCATCGAGCAGGCCAGAAAAGAGACGCAAAGCGCCGCAAACTCGCTGAACCGCAGCGCAAACACCGCCGGGAGCGGCGTTTCAGGCATGGCAAGCCAGTTTGCAGCAGCCAGCGCAAAAGCGACTGTCCTTGCAAATATGCTTACCTCGCTTGGGACAAAAGCAGTAGGCCTTGCAAAGGGCTTTGTCGAGATGGGCATTTCATACAATGCCCAGATAGAAAAGTACACCACCGGCTTTACCAATATGCTGGGCAGCGCACAGGCCGCACAGGAAGCCATGCAGGCCATTCAGGAGGACGCAGCCCGCACGCCGTTTGACGTGGCATCCCTGACGCAGGCAAACCAGCTGCTTATCAGCGCGGGCGAGAACGCCGAGTATTCCCGCAAGGTCATCAATGCACTGGGCGATGCAGTTTCTGCCACTGGCGGCGGTAACGCCGAACTGTCCCGTATGGCTGCAAACCTGCAGCAGATCGCAAACGTGGGCAAGGCTTCAGCAATCGACATCAAGCAGTTTGCCTATGCCGGAATCAACGTTTATCAGGTGCTGGCTGACTACACCGGCAAATCGGTGCAGGAAGTCCAGAACATGACCATCAGCTACGACCTTCTTTCGCAGGCGCTCATAGCCGCCAGCGAGGAGGGCGGGCGTTACTATAACGCCATGGACACCCAGAGCCAGACCATGAACGGGCGTATATCCACCCTGAAGGATAACGTCAGCCAGCTGGCCGGACTTATGACCGGCGACCTTTCCTCCGGCATCGGCGTTGTGATAGGCCACCTGAACGACATGGTTGTCGCAGCTCAGGAAGCCTACAAGGAGGACGGCTGGAAGGGTCTCGGGAACGCAATCCTTGAACTGGATAATCCCATCAGTGCCATCATCAAAAAGTTTGGGCAGCTTGGCAGCGCGGCTGTTAGTGCACTAGATAAGGCAAGCTACTATCTGAACAAGGCACTTGGAAAAAATGCTTACGCAGGGTACGACAACTACGAGGACTACAGGTCGGACAAGCAAAAGCAAAGCAACCGAAATCGGCTGCGGCAGAATGCTCTTTCCGGCAAAAGCGTAAGCAACAAAAGCTGGTCTGAGCGTCAGGCAGAAGCGGCAGCCGCGAGTGGAGGCGGCGGCAGTTCCATCGTAACAAGCCCTTCCGGTTCCTCCGGCAAGAGCCCCAGCGCAAAATCCAAGACCGAAACCGTCATAGCGTCCGTGACGCACACCGCAACCACCACCGCGCAGAATGCGCTGGGCGCTGTGACTACAAGCGTTGAGACCCTGCAGGAGAAGGTTAAGGACGCAGCGGGCAAAATCAAAGACCGCGTGACCGAGACCACCACCGAGACCGGCAAAGAGATGGTCAACGGCGTTGCTACCACCTATACGCTTGTGACCAAGAAAGTTACGGACACAAACGGCAAGATAAGCACCACGACCAAAAAGGTCTACGCCGATATGTCCAAGACCCTGCTTGGCACCCTGACCACCATTGCAGAAAAGACCTTCGACGGCATTACCACCACCACGCAGCAGGCTGTGGAGACCTACGCAGACGGCAGCCAGCACATCAAAACAACCGCCACCGAGACCGGCGAGCGCATTGTGGACGGCGTGCGGCAGACCTACACCAAGGTCATCAGCTACATTGACGGCGTGCAGGACAAGGTGACAGAGACCGCGCAGAACATCGACAAGAGCATCAAGGCGACCCAAAAGCGCATTGAGGAGAACCTGAGCAAGGCGCAGCAGCAGTTTAACAGCGGCATCTTCAAGCTTGGCAAGAGCCTGTACACCGACCTGAAAAATCAGGACTGGGCGGCGCTTGGGCTGGATATCGTCAACGTAATGTGGGGCGAGGTATCACAGGAGCAGCGCGAAGTCCTGTCCGACTGGGCAAACAAGGCGCTGGAAGCCATCAACGAGGCTTATTCCGGCGGCGGTCTGAGCGAGGCGTTCAACGCTTTTAAGCAGATCATGTCCAACGGAATCAAAGCCGAGGCAGACGGCGTTACAACGGACGTTAAGGGCTTGAGCAATGTATTTCAGGAGCTGGGCATCAACGTTTCCGACGTCGGCAGCAAGATCATGGGCGTGCTGGGCACCATGGGTACCGGCATCGGCACCTTTGTCTCCAACGCGGGCACTGGTATTGCAAAACTTGCCGGGAGCATGGGCAGTCTGGGCACGATCGCAAAGGGCGCAGGCGGACTGATCGCAAAGATTGGCGGTCTGATCATCTCGAACCCGGAGGTTGCCGCGATCATCGCCATTGTGGCGGGCGTGGTGGCGCTGGGCGCTGCACTGTTTGCAAAGTTTGGCAAGAGCAGCGGCGGCGGGCAGGCTGTGAGCCACTACGAAAGCCCCTTTGCCGGGCATGACGTGTACGACAGCCTGACCGAGTTCTCCACCCGGGCAGCCATGCAGCACCGCTATATGGAAAAGACCACCGGCACGGATGCACAGCTTGGCATTTTGCAGCAGATCCGCGATATGCTGGACGAGCATCTGCCGGATATCGGCACCGGTCAGCTTGTCATGGACGGCGAGAAGGTGGCCGATATGCTTACTCCGCGCCTTGCAACCAATATGGATGCCAGCATGGGCGTGTATACCCTGCGGGCAGAAAGGGGTGTTTAAATGGCAATCCACAGCGCAAAGCTGGGCAATTACAACACCCTTGCAACGTGGGGGCTGTACATGAAGGTGGGCAGCCCGAACATCGGCGAGCCTGAACCGGACGAGACCCTTGTGCAGATACCCGGCTCTGACACGTTGCTCAACCTTACTACCTCTCTGGACGGCAAGGTGCACTACAAAAAACGCACTATTACCATGGAACTGCTGTGCACCGCGCCGAAAAAGCTGTGGAAGGTACTGCAAAGCCGCCTGCACAACGCCCTTGAAGGAAAATGGCTGCAATGCGTGTTTGACGATGACCCCTCCTGGTACTGGGAGGGGCTCTGGCACGTCAAATTCGTGCCGGGGCGTCTCTCTGCTACAGTCACCATTACCGGCAGCTGCAATCCGTACAAGTACAACGTCTACGACGGCACACAGGATATCAAGTGGGATGATATCAACTTTGAAACGGACATCTTGCGGGACTACCGCAGCATTGCACTGCCTGCCGATACGCCGGTGGATGTGGTCGTCTACGGCGCACCGCACACCGCTGCGGTCTACTTCCAGCGCGGCGAAAGCGAGGCAAATGTGTCGTTGCAGGTCAACAAGGCCTATGCGGGCAGCCTTGCCAAAACGACCGAGTGGCAGTATCTGGAGGGGCTGGATATCCCGGACGGCGAAAACGTCACCCTAACCTTTACCGCCACCGCTGCAAGCAGCATCACCATCAAATATCTGGGGGCAAGCCTATGAGTTACGAGATCTATGCCGGCACGCAGAACGGCGTGGACAGCTGGGAAAACCGGGTCTGTATCTATGCGCCCGGCTCTGCGCTGGAGACTACAAAGCTGATCAGCCCCACCCTGACCCGGGAGTTTGGAAAGGCCGGAAGTCTGGAATTTACTATCCCGCTGGGCAATGTGGCGCACAGCGCCCTGCAAAAGCTGAAAACAGTGGTATCCGTGGAACAGGACGGCAAAGAGATCTGGCAAGGCCGGGTCATGAACCACGAACAGGATTTTCTGCTGCGGCAGAAGGTGCACTGTGAGGGCGAGCTTGCCTACCTCAACGACACCGATGTGCCGCCCTACACCGCCAAGGATGTGACCATCCGGCAGTTTCTGGACTTTCTATGCGACAACCACACCAGCCTGACTGACAGCTATAAAAGCTTCCGAATCGGAAACGTCACGGTGGAGGAGCAAAAGCGGTATGTTCCGGTAGCCGAAAAGTGCTATCTGAAGCTGGACTATGCAGCAAGCAGCCCGGACGAGCAGGGCGACTATTACCAGACATGGGGTCTGTACTCCCAAAACGGGAACCGACTTGAAGAGAGGTTTTCCTACATTTTCTCCGACTATGAGGACGTGCAGACCCCACCAGCACAAAACTGGCCGCTGAACGAGATCGTAACCGGAAAGGAGTACCTTGCCTGGCGCACGGGAGACAACCAGTTTACCCTCCGAAGAAACGCAGTCTCTCAGGGCAGCAAGACCTACGATGCAGAGCAGACCATTGTTACCCCGTCCATCACTACGCCAATAGAAACCTATAATTTTGACAGCACCATTAAAGTGACCAAAAAGGACACCGAATCCACAACGTACAGCATCAAAGCGGAAAAAGACGGCACGGTCAACGTGTACGTCAACGGGGAAAAGTCCGCAGACTATACCCCGCAGCTTGTGGAGGAGCTGCACGAGTTCGGCGATGGTAAGAACTACGGCAAAACGTGGGACATCTTGCAAAGCGAGCTTGTGGACGTGTACGGCGGCTATCTGGCAACCCGGCACGAAACGATTCATTATTTCCCCTTGTTCCCCGGTCTGAACAAGAGAGCACGCTATCTGGACTATGTACAGGACGTGACCGAGCGCAACGTGCAGGGCATCACCTTCGGCACAAACCTGCTTGACCTGACCAGCTACGTCAAGGCCGAGGATATCGTCACCCGGGTAATCGCCATCGGCAAGAAAAAAAGCGGCTGGTTTTTGTGGGAGACCACCAACACCCTGACCGCCACTGCCAACGATGAAACCGCCCAGAAGCTGTACGGCCTTATCACCCGGTATCTGGTGCTGGACGGCACGGCCAACACACAGCAGTCCCTGCAGGACGAGGCAGACATGGAGCTTGGCAAGCACTTACGCCTTGCAGATGGCATCACGGTGAAAGCCGTAGACCTGAAGGACGCGGGCGTGGACGTGGACAGGATCGCTTTCGGAAAGCTGACGCACATTATTTCCACGCCCCATGGCATTGATGTGTGGATCAACTGCAACAAGCTCGTAGAGCCGCTGGACAAACCCGCAAAGAAGGAGTTCACCTTCGGCAAAAAGTTTTCCAGCATATCCGACCTGCAGGCGCTCAGCGCCCGCAAAGCAACCACCGCGTATGACCTGAGCCGCACGCTCAAAGGGTACGCATCTAATGTGCAGTCTTATGCGCTGCAAACGATGGAGGCAGACAATGAAACCGTTTAAAGAAGTAATTGACGGAATCCGCAAAGCAGTCATGGCACACGAGGTGCGCGAGGATCTCGCCCAGATGGGCGAATATATGGAGCAGTTTGCCAACACGGCGGGCGAAAACATCCAGAAAGCCATCGACCCCACCCTCTCCCTCTCCGGCAAGGCTGCGGATGCAAAGGCGACTGGAGATGCGGTTGGTCAGCTAAAGGAAGATTTAGTTGACTTATCTCATGTAAGATTGCTTAACGGATTTGACAAAGATAATACTGAAATAAATAAATATTACAATTCACAAGGTGTGTTATCAGCATTGAACGGATGGACTGCATCCTTATCTTATGCAAGAGTTGAACCAAGCAAATCATACCATGCTAAATCAATATACAACTATGATCTGCAAGTCATAGCTGTATGGTATGATGGAGAGCACAATTTTATAAAGCAAGAATTAAACACATCTTTCATATCTCCAGACAATGCGAAGTACGCAAGAATTTGTTGCAACACAAATTATGCCGATGTTCTTGTGTTTGGAAGTTTTGATTCTATTTCTGAGTATTTAGAATTTGGCAATGAAACTGTATTAAATGATTCGGTTGCAACAGACAGAATTGATGAAGCCATTTTATCTTCACAAAACGAAGCTGATTATGCTTCTAATATCACTGATTTCTATTCTTCCGAATTTATGAATGTCATATTGAGAAATGGATTTGATAAGACCTCGGTTTTAAAAAATAAATACTTCTATATAGATGGAAGCATAAAAGATTCAAGTGGTTGGGGTGTGAACGAAAACTATATTCTAATCAAACCATCTGTAACATATAAAGCAATGTCATATTCTTTAGACGTTAAACAAAATGTAAAAGTAGCATGGTACGACAAGTATAAGGGCTTTATCAGAGTAGATGAAAATGTTGATTTTATAGCACCTAACAATGCTAAATTTGCAAGGTTATGTTGTACATTGAATATCAGTGATACACTTGTGTTTACAGAAAAAGAAAATTCGTCGGGAGAATATCTGGAGTATGGTTATGAAAAAAGCATAGATGAATCTGTTAAAATTCCAATTAAACCAATTAAATCCGAAGTAACATCTGTTAATGGAAAAAAAGGAGATGTTGTACTAACTTCAGAAGATATAGGAATTTCTTCCGATGTAGAAAAAGCTGTTACAGATTATCTTAAAAAAAATAATATTATCGCTCCTAAATTAACTATTTCAAAAGTAGTTGCAAGAGGAGGAATTAAAAATTCATATTCTACACCTACATCTGATTATGTTACATTCAAGGATATATATCCTGTTTTCGATGTTGGGAGTAATACCACTGGTGCTGTATATGCACTTGCAGAACATCTTGTAGATGCAACAACACAGGCTGTATACAAAAGCATAGATGGCGGTGAACATTGGACAAAGATGGGTGATTTACAAATCGACCAAGCCAATGGAATTTGGTACAATTCTATATTTGTTGAACCGTTCCAAGAAACAATTTACACAATCAAAGTTACAAACGGATATAATGCCCCACATCACAATTATATTGAAAGTTTCAACTCTAGCCTTACAAAAATCGGCTCTATGGATATTGGTGTTGGTAGAATGTTATCTGGACTTCATAGTATGGATGCTTGTATCAGCAAGGACTACTCCAAACGAGTTGTTATATTTGGAGAATATGCTTTAGAAGATGCAAAAACTGTTAGAATGTGGAAAACAGTTGATAGAGGTGCAACATGGACAAAAGTTATGGAAAAACGAGCAAATAATGGTGTTGTATATAGTGGAGAAATAAGACATTTCCATGCTGTATGTTGTGACCCATATACATTTGATTGGTGGGCTTGTAGTGGTGATGGTGATAATCAGTGTAAAATTTGGAGAAGTCAAGACGATGGGGACACTTGGATGGAAATGTTTGCAAATGGTCAGCAGACAAGAACCCTACAATTTGTATTTGAGAAAGATTGTATCTACTATGCAATGGACTCTACTACTTCATCGACCAGAAAGTTTACCAAGCTTTTCAAGATAAACAGGGAAGATATGTCCGTTGTAGAGGTTGCCGACATCAAAAACAATTTTGCTGTCTACAACATTACAAGGACTTATACACCTAATGGCTTGATTATTTGGGCTTGTAATGAAAACGTTGCAAGTGTTGACGCTGACTCCGTATGCATCCAGTTTTATGATTACGCAACTGGGACTATTAAGGATATTTACAATTATCCGTTCAATGGGATAAAAAATACTTACAGAGGTTTCCAAGCAGCATCAAGACGTCAAGACATGGAAAGTGGCAATATTTTCTTCATGCCTACACTTAACATTGGGCAGTCAGCATATGGTACGATGAACACTTGCTCACGATATTTTAAGGCTAAAATTACAACATGATTAGTTAACTAAAGAGGGCTTTATTTGACTATTTACCAGCATAAAAAGAAAGGACTGATAACATGCTCCCTATCATGGACGTTTCCAAATGGCAAGGGCGCATCAACTGGGACAAGGTCAAGGCAAGCGGCCTTGTCTCCGGTGTGATGCTGCGGGCGCTGGGCAACAGCGCAGAGGACAAGCCCAGCAAGCCTTACATTGACCCCTATTTCGCCCGCAACTACGCCGAGTGCCAGAGGCTTGGCATCCCCTGCGGCGTGTACTACTACTGCAAGGCGGTCAACGTGGCAGAAGCTGACGCAGAACTTGCCCTGCTGCGCAAGGTGCTGACCGGCAAAACAGTGCAGCTGCCGGTGGCGGTAGACATTGAGGACAAGTATGTGCAGGCACCGCTCGACAAGCAGACCCTAACCGACATTGCCGTCCATGCGCTGGGCACTGTGGAGCGCTGGGGCTTTTACGCCATGCTGTACACCGGGTTTTACTTCGGTGAAACCAACCTGTACATGGGCGGGGCGGCGCTCAAGCCTTATGACGTGTGGCTGGCAGCCTACCGCAGCAAGAAGCCTGAACCGGGCTGGCCCTTCGGCTTGTGGCAGTACACCAGTAAGGGCAAGATTCCCGGCGTGTCCGGTGATGTGGATTTGTCAGTACCATATAAGGGTTATGCCGAAATCATCGCAAAGAAGGGTCTGACCCGTCTTCGGGAGGGTGCATGAGCGAAGCAATCATCGTGGCAATCATCACCGGCGGTCTGAGCCTGATCGGCGTGATCGTCTCCAACAACCACACCGCCCAGAGCATGGACGCCAAGCTGGACAAGCAGCAGGCCGTGACCGAAACTAAGCTGGAAGAGCTGACCCGCGAAGTGCGGTCGCATAACAACTTCGCCCAGCGCATCCCGGTGCTGGAAGAGCAGATCAAGGTGGCAAACCACCGCATTGAAGACCTCGAAAAAGAGAGAGGAGAGTAACACATGGAAACCATCCTTAACACCATTCTCGCCCCGCTGCCCGCGTGGCTGGCGCTTGTGCTCATCGTTGTGGGCACTGTGTCGCTTGTGCTGGGGCTTATCCGTCTGGGCTACGGCGCGGCGGTCAGGATGCTGGTGCTTGACCTCATCGACCAAGCGGAGCGAGAGATTCAGGGAACCAAACGCGGAGCAGAGCGCAAGGCGTGGTGTGTCAAGATGCTGCGCCACTATCTGGATAACAGCCGGTGGGGCAAGCTGGTCTCGTGGGCAATCACCGAAGAGACCATGAGTAAGGCCGTTCAGTTTTTCTTTGACCGCATGAAAGCGGCCTTGCAAAAGCAGTAAGGAGGATATCATGGGCACTACATACGAGCATTTTGTTGACACCAACAAAATGTACGCCGCACACAGACGTTTTCTTGACTTCACGAAAACATACCATCTCGGCAATGTCAACAAAATGGTGACAAAATGTCACCGTTTCGCCAGCATTGGCAATATGGTGCGCAACGCCGGACAGCTGCCGCAGCCTTTTTGGCTCGGTGCTGCCTGTGGCGGCGGCTCGCGTAGTGCTGCCCGCTGCGCTGCAAGGACTTGACCGACAGCAGATGATCGCCGCCATCAAAAGTGCACCGCTTGGGAGGGTTGACCGTAAGATAGCCTTACTGCGGTATGTTGAGCGGCTTCCGCTACCGGACATTGCAGCACAGATGCATTATAGCCGGACGGCAATCAGCTACCGGCTGAAAGGCATTGATTTGATTTTGGAGGAATCGAATGGTTGTAGGTAAAATCGCAAACAGTCACAATGATGAATACTATACTCCAGCGTATGCAATCGAGCCAATTCTTTGCTATATTCCAAACAATGCAAAGGTTTGGTGCCCATTTGATACAGATGAATCACTGTTCGTGAAGATGCTTGCAGCGCATGGATGCAAAGTTGTTCATTCTCATATTGCCGAAGGACAGGATTTCTTTTCAATGCCTGTCCCGGAATGCGACTTCATTGTTTCAAATCCTCCGTATTCTTGCAAAACAAGGATTTTTAAACGTCTTTTTGAAATTGGAAAGCCATTTGCTATGCTTGTCAGAAGTGTTGGGCTGTTTGACTGCAAAGAGCGATTTGATATTTTTTCGCAGAACGAGTTTGAAATCTTGTGGCTAGGCGGACGTGTTGCGTATTTCAAAAATTATTCCGACAAAGTTCCAAGCGTCAATCCGCCTTATCAGAGCGTATATATCTGTTCCGGCATTTTGCCAAACCGCATTTGTTTTGCCCCGATTGACAAAAAGCACAATGTGATGTAAAATAAAACCAACAAATCCTCCCGGCCTCTCGGAGAAGCGCAAGAGGGTGGATATCTGAACCCGTCAAGCCTCTCAACGATGCGTATCATGGCGGGTCTTTTTTTGTTTTATTCGCACTAGTTTTGTCGAAACTCTTGCCTTGCAAGCCAAAACGTGATATTTTATTTTTGCTTCCAATGTGAAGCCCTTAACAGTTAAGCGCTCATGCGGATTTTTCCGTGTGGGCGCTTTTCTTTTTTTGTCCTTCGTTGTACGTTCGTTGTCTCTCCCGGTGTGGCATTCTGGTACGATAAACGCAAAAGGAGGGGCGCTCATGTGGCACAAGTTCAACCCAAACCCGCGCGGAAGTATCGTTGGAGACTGCACGGTTCGTGCCGTTGCAGCTGCCACCGGGCAAAGCTGGGAACAGGCGTATTTAGGGCTTGCCATGATGGGCTACGCACTGGGCGACATGCCAAGCGCCAACCGCACATGGGGCGCGTACCTCCAAAAGCGCGGATTTAAGCGCCGCCTTGTCGAGGCAGACTGCTCCACCTGCTACACCGTGGAGGATTTTGCAAGGGAGTACCCGCGCGGGATCTACGTTCTGGGCTGCTCTGGCCACGTTCTGGCTGTGGTCAATGGCGAGTGGTTGGACAGCTGGGACAGCGGCGCAGAATTCCCGATCTACTACTGGTACAAGGAGGAAAACGATGCCGATTTATAACGGATACCCTCAAGTGTTTTACCCGCAACAGCCGCAGGGGCAGCTTGAACAGCTCAGGGCGGCACAGTACCAGCCCCAGCCCGTCATGATACCGACAATGCAGGGGCAGGCCGCACCGACTGACAGCGGCTTTATCTGGGTGCAAGGCGAAGCAGCGGCCCGGGGCTATTTGGTCGCCAACGGGAGCCGGGTGCTTTTACTGGATGCTGATTCCGATACCTTTTACATCAAAGAAGTTGGGCAGGACGGCAGGCCATTCCCGCTCCGCATCTACGACTACAAGGAACGCACCGGAGGCCCAAAAGCGTCGATTGCGGCCACGCAGTCCGCAGGCGGGGAGTATGTCACCCGTAAGGAGTTCGACGCGCTGGCGGAAAAGCTGGCGGCGTTGGAGAAGCAGGAAGCACCAGAACAAAAACAGGAGGGTTAAGCAATGGGCAGCAGCTTGTATAACTCGATGGGCCGACAGAGCCAGAATCCTATTGGCGGGCAGTTTCAACAGTTTATGGGCCAGATGCAGGGCAAGAACCCGCAGGAGATGATAAACCAAATGCTCACCTCCGGCCAGCTCTCACAGCAGCAACTCAACGCCATTCAGCAACGGGCGCAGCAGATCGCGCCGATGCTCAACGGCATGAAAAATATGTTCGGATTCTAAAATGCGGCCGCATTTAGAATAAATGTTTCAAAAAACACGAAAGGAGCAAGATTATGTCTTTATCTTCCGATAGCGCAGTTCTGACCATGCCGGTGCAGCCTGCCAACAACAGCTATAACAATGGTTGTAACGGCTGGGGCGGCGACTGGATGGGCTGGATTGTCCTCTTTCTGATCTTCGGCATGTTCGGCTGGGGCGGCATGGGCGGCTTTGGCTGGGGCGGCGGTATGGGCACGGGCGGTGCTTCGCCTTATATGACCAGCGCAGTGACCCAGGCAGACCTGCAGCGCGGCTTCGACAACCAGAGCGTCATGAACAAGCTGAACGGGCTGGAAAGCGGCCTGTGTGATGGCTTCTATGCCATGAACACCGGGATGCTTCAAGGCTTCAACGGCGTGCAGCAGGGCCTGAACGGTGTCACCAACGCCATGCAGCAGGGCTTCAACAGCACCAACGTTGCGCTGATGCAGGGGCAGAATGCTCTGGCTACACAGCTGGCAGACTGCTGCTGCAAGACCCAGACCGCGATCCAGGGCGTCAACTACAATCTGGCCACTCAGGAGTGCGACACCCGGAACCAGATGCAGCAGGGCTTCTGCGCAACGCAGAACACCATGAACAACAACACCCGGGACATCATCGAGAATCAGAACAGCAACACCCGCGCGGTGCTCGACTTCCTGACCAATGATAAGATCGCCACCCTGCAGAGCGAGAACAACGAGCTGCGCCGGGCTGCTTCTCAGGATCGCCAGAGCGCGTTCCTGACCACCGCGATGAACGCGCAGACCAACCAGATCATCGGGACTCTGCAGCAGAAAGCTCCCGTGCCTGCCTATCAGGTGCCCAACCCCAACGCCATTTACTATGGCTGTGGGACCGGCTGCGGCAGCTGCGCATAACCCAATAGCGGCAACTTGTGCAAAATATGCACATGTTCAGCCCCAGAGCTGATTTTGCAAACCAGAGCGCCGGGGCAGTAGTCCCGGCGTTTTTATTATGAAAGGAGCATTCAAATGACCGTAACAGACTTGAAGCAGCAGTTTGTTGACCATCTGGCCAGCATGGACAAAAACAAAATGAGCATGACGGATCTGAGTTTATACAGTTCTATTTTGCATACTTTGATAGACACAGAACGACCGGACTTTTCAGCTTCCTGCATGGAAGTGCTGAAAAACATCTACGCAAGTAAAGCGGGGGTCTGTGCAGAAAAGGAGGACGCGAATAATGGCTGAATTTACCTCTACCACAATCCAGACCGTGGCATCCGGTCAGAATCTTCCCTTGACCGAAACCGCTATCAAGGGGTCAAACTGCATCAACCACCGAGCAGGTGCTGGCAATGTGACGCTACGTGGACTTACGAACCAGTGCAAGGCACTGTTTAAAGTGAGTTTTGGCGGTAACATTGCCATCCCTACCGGTGGCACTGTGGGCGCTATCTCTGTTGCGCTGGCTGTCGGCGGCGAGGCGCTCAACAGCGCCACCGCAATCGTCACCCCGGCGGCAGTCGAAAATTACTTCAACGTTTTCGTGGCCGCTTTCATCGAGGTGCCGCGCGGCTGCTGCGTGACCGTGGCGGTTAAAAACACCAGTGCGCAGGCAGTCAGCATTGCAAACAGCAATCTGACCGTCGAAAGAACCGCATAAGAAACGCATTTGATGTATTGCCGTTCGTAATCCTTTGATGTATAATTATATCAAAGGAGTTGATACGATGAAACGCAAAAATTATTCAAAATTCGATTTGACAGGGAAGCAATTTGGAAGGCTTACAGTTGTCAAAAAATCTTCTTTTGGGAGATCACAGTGGCATTGTAAATGCACCTGCGGAAATGAGATCGACATCACTTATAGTAAGCTTTTAAATGGTCAAAAATCGTGCGGATGCTTAGAAAAAGAGTGCCAACAGAAATTTGTGAAAAATCGAACTACGCATGGTTATAGCTATACACATCTTTATAGAACGTGGCAAGGGATAAAAAGACGTTGCACAAAAACAACGGACTCCAATTACAAGAGCTATGGAGCAAAAGGAATTACCATTTGTAATGAATGGGAAAATTCCTTTGAAGCGTTTAAGAGATGGGCGTTAGAAAACGGCTATATCGAAGGATTGAATAGAACGCAACAAAGTATCGATAGAATTGACGGAAGCAAAGGATACTTTCCAGAAAATTGTAGATGGTCAACAGCAAAAGAACAGGTAGACAACAGAGCAGTAACAACTTTCTATGATTACAAAGGAAAGCCAATTACAGCTTCAGAATTTGCTGATATGTACGGCATATACGATAAAAATTTCGTATATAAACGAAAAAAGGCCGGAAAATCTTTTGACGAAATATTAAACGAATGGAACATCAAACACAATACGCCCAAAAATCTACAAAAACTTTCCGATTACGCTAAAGAAGAACACATTAGCAGAAATTCCGCACTTCGGAGAATTAAGGTTGGAACTATACAAGGTGTTCGCGCCGGAAAGTATTGGTATGTGGTACGATAAAGAAAGGAGTACAACATGAGTAAGAACCTCTATGATCTGCGGGAAATGCTCTGCGAGGAGCTGGACGAGTACAACCGCGATGCCAAGAACGGCCTGAACGAGCGTGTGCTGGATACCGTACATAAGCTGACCGACACCATCAAAAATATCGACAAGATCATGATGCTGGAGGACGGCGATTATAGCCGTGCTGGTGAGTGGGAAGCTGATATGCGCGGCAACTACGGACGTACAGAAAACTATAACCGGGGCAACAGCTACGCAAACCGTGGGCGGCATTATGTGCGCGGTCACTACTCGCGCGGCGATGGCCGGGAGCGGATGATTTCTGACATCGAGAACATGATGCAGGACGCAACCGGTGCAGAGCGTGACGCATACAAGCGTGCTCTGGACATCCTGAACAATATGTGATAAGGGGGGCGGCAGGCATGGACATCGTGGAAATCAATGAGCACATCCGCAAACTGAAATGCGAAGAAACGAACTGGCAGAGCGTGGAAAAGCTTGCCGCCCTGTGCACTGTGCGAAATGAGTTGAGCGAAGCGGAAAGCCGGGAAAACAGCCCCGCTCCAAAGCCTGAACCAGTCATGCAGATGGAGTATTCCACAAGACCGCAAGAACCACAGAGCGAATTTGTAGAGGCTGCAAGCGCTGTGCCGTTCAGCGGGTTGATGGAGGTACTGGACAGGCACATGAACGCAATAAAAATTGCATACCCAAAGGAATACGAGCTTGTGATGAAAAAGATAGGCAACTTGTAAAGATAAGCAAAATGTGCTATTTTTACATAAGCAATCATGTTAGTTTATGCCATTTATAAGCTAACAGTAGTCTAACAGTTTCGCAAATTGTTTCGTTAATTCGTGAAATAAATTTGATTTGTAATCAGTGGGTTGCAGGTTCAACTCCTGTCACCAGCTCCAAAAAATA